ATAATAAATTAGTTCACTTGTTAATATCTCTTTCTTTCCTTGCTTCTGCTTCCTATTATCAGTGATTGTAGTAGCAGTCATCGGGTCATGAATGTAATCAATAACCTCCTGATAATTTTCCTGAGTCATATTATCAAATACATAATCTGGAACATCTTCATCCATGCACATGCATTTGATGTAATAGATCGTCTCTTCTAATGTTTGCGGGCCTGTCTTTTCATTCAAGAAAGGCCTTTTGTAGTGCTGTTCCCAGCGCGTCAAAGAGATAAGAGAATGCTCAAGATGAAGAGTCATTGGATGAATTGTAAAGAACTCTTCTTTAGAGCTATCCCAAAACTCTCCTCCGCTTATAGTAATCTTAAGCATTCTCCACCTCTATTAATGTCTTAGTTATTCATCGGAAGTACTTTTGCTTTCTCATGAGAAGTAGCTGCATTCAGAGTCTTCTTTGGCATAACGTTATTTACAAATTCTGCGGCAGCTTTTTCGTCTGTTGCCATTCGCATATAAATCTGAGAATAGGCCTCGGTCTGCTTGAATTCTTCAAGAATTTCAGGAGACTTTACAAATCTCCTACCATCAAGAGATTTCTGTCCATAAGATTTTGAAATAAGATCTTCAAATATTTTAATCAATGACGGGACATCTTTCGCATCGATTGCTCTTTGAATAATTGTTGTTAACCCGCCAGTTACAGAAAGTTCCATCTTAGCAAGTTCAGCTTCAGTAAAGTTGAAATAGAAATCTTCTTTTCTTTCGTTTCCGTCGTAATCGACATAACTTTCAGTAATCTTGTACATATGATGATTATCCTCCTAATAAAAAGTGCCCTCTCAGAGAGCATCTCCAAGAGGGCTTGTGTGAGCGGTATATTATTTAGTTTTTATTTAGTTTTTAATTAGCCTGTAGTCTTCGGGAACATAGCAATAACATCATCCGGAAGCGGAAGAGATGCTTCTGTTTCTGCCGTTCCGTAAATCTTGTCCTCAAGAGTCTTAAGCTGATCGGCCTTAACCTTAGTGCTGTCAATCGTAAGGCGAGCAACCGGCTTTGCTCCAGGAACAGAGTTAACCGGAATAGGAGTCGTCGTGAACTCATAAGAGAACTCGATTCCCTCAGGGCTATCATTTACAGTCTGATACTCTGCTTCCGAAGGAGATACGGTTGCATTGTAGATCAGGTGAATCTTATATCCATGGTCAATGCCATCCGCATCGTTACCAATCAGAGAGCGATAGGAGAAGCCAAACGGCTTTCTCTTCTGCTGTCCAAGCACAACTCCCGGAACAACGTTGATAGAGCCATCGCACTCTGCCCACTCATCCGGGTAAGCATAGCAGTTGATCGTACCACCAAACTCCTCAGCACCACGAAGGCTGCCATACTTGATGTTATCTGCATAGAATGCATTCTCATCTGCACCAGAAGGGGACTCGGTAACAGAAGTAAGACCATTCCAAGCTACACCCTTTGGGTATGCTCCCTTATCCTGAATATAAAGGACACCTCTATCGGTACCGGTTTCAAAGAGTTTCTCGCCAACTCCATCCCATGTAATCCTTGCCATATTTTTTATTCCTCCGTATTATGTTCGTTTAAATCTGCATCAAAGAGTTCTGCATCATCTTGTGTCAGGCCATTATCTTTTTCGTATTTCTTTTTCCACATTTGGATAAGCGCTGTACTAAAAAGCTCCACTGCGCCACCGCCAAGCCCAAATTGGACAAGCGTGTCTGGAATAGAGCCTTTAATATAAAACGTTATGTAAGTAACAATTACGAAAGAGATAAAATAGATTAGAACTCCAGTTACAATTTTCTTTAGGTGTTTATCATTCAATGCTAGTCACACCCTTATGTGTCAAATATGTTTGAAGATTATCCTTGGCTTTCTTAAGACCATCCGTATTGTTCCCATCAATCGCATGACTTAAAAGAGCCAAGATTGCTTCTTGTGTTACAACATTACCCTTTTCAAGCTCTATGAGCCTGTTATTATCTTTCCCTATCTTCTCATAAATATCTTTTATCTCATCCTCGATTACCGTAATGCGTGCGTTTTGGTTTTTCTCAGGGGTTTTCGCCTTATCGACCCACATTATGATCATAAGAATGAAATTTGAGAGAAGGAGGCAGAATGTAAGGATTGTTGTAGTTATGTCAATTGTTTTCCACATTAAGTTGTTTCCCCTTACATACCTTTGTAGAGCTCTTGCATGTGTTTAACTTTTGCATAAGATTCAGCATACATATTTAAAAGCAGCTGCTTAATCTGAGAATAAATAGAATCACTAGTTGCTTCTTTGTTGTAATCTTCTTTGAACATATCTAGAAGTTTAGAAGCGTGCTCCATTTCCATCTCAGACATCTTTGCAAATGTTGATGCACGATCTGAGTTCGCATCCTTACAATCAATAGCTCTCTGAATGTAATCACAAGCTCCGTCAAGCTCTTCTTTGATTTGATTGTTGTAATAAAGAATATCCATGTTCCCAGTGCCCCCTTATCATATTACGAATTAACAGCAGATGTAGTCGCTGCGCCTGATCCAGCCCAAGCTACAAAACGACCAAGGTTAGAAAGGATGGTCTGAGACTGCTGAGCAAGATTTGCCTTATTCTGTGCATCAGCAAGCTGACGAGTAAGATCATCAATCTGCATCTGATCCATCTTTGTCTTTATTGAGCAACAGCAATTTTCCATCTGGAATCCGAGCTGAGAAAGCTGAGCCGAAAGCTGATTGGTCTGATTGGTGATCTGCTGAGAAACGTTGTTAAATCCCTGAACAGCGTTAATCTGATTTGCATAGTTCTGCTGCATGAGCGCGGCTGTCTGATTGTTTACAGCCTGAAGAGTCTCATAGTTATTATTTGCAGTAGCGAGAAGGCTCTGCTGAATACCAGAGTTAATTGTCTGGTTATTGATGGCTGCCTGAACTCCTTCATTCGTTGCTACATTAGGCATTGGAGCGCCTCCTCTATTTCCGTATCCACCCCAGCCAAGCATAAGAAAAATCAGAATAAGCCATCCAAGGCCATCATTGCCACCGAATCCGCCATTTCCGGTAACTGCTGCAAGATCGGCTGGTGAGAAATTTCCATCTGCCATATAATTTGTCCTTTCACCTAAACAATTTAGGATTTTTGTGAGAAATTTGTGAGTTGCGTTAAGAAAGACAGCCTATATATTTTGAAGAGGGCGCTGGGATGGCTGTCTGAGTAAAATATTG